AATGGTGCAAGCGGTGGTACTGTAACATATAGAAACTCTGCGGCAACTCGTAGACTAAAACTTGTTCCTGCACTTGAAAACATATTACAATCAGCAGCAAACTCGGCTGGTCTTGACGTTGTTATTTTCTCAGGTGGACAAGATGAAACTACGGGAACAGTTGGTTCTCATAGGCATGATGATGGTTATGCTGCAGATATTTGGTTGTATAAGAATGGAAGTCGTTTATCGATGGTAAACAATGTAGCCGAAGCATCGGACTTTGCAGCTGCAGCAAAAGCAGCCGGGGCATTATCAATTGGTGCTGGTTCAGGTTATATGGGTGGAGTTGGCATGCATGTTGATATCTCTCCAGGTAATACTGTTGCGCTAGCATCTGCAAAATATTGGGGTTCAGGCGGTAGATCTGCTAATGCTCCATCATGGTTACGAGGTATTATGGCATAATGCCCAAAGCGTGTAGAACAACAGATCCTGTATCGGTGCATGAATGCGGAGTAGTACCTGCTGCAGATAGCGCATCAGGAGATGTATTCATTGAAAGTCTCGCTGCGCATAGAGTTACTGATACAAACACTTCGCATCCTGCTGTACCACCAGCTGAAGGATGTACGCCACACGTAACGACATTATTAGCTGGCTCACCGAACGTGTTTGTTAATAGTAAGGCGCTTGCAAGAGTTGGTGATGCATATGGTTGTGGTATCACATTAACTGCCGGAGCTGGCACAGTCTCCGCGAATTAAGGTATAAATAGAAGTATGGCAACAATAGATTCAAATATCAGGGCTCGTACAAAACCGTACTCCGATTTCGACTTTCCGTTTAAGAAACATCCAGTAACAAAAGATGTTCCTATTAAACGTGATGTTGAAGCCGTAAAGCAGTCCGTACGTAATATCTTACTTACAAGACGTGGAGAGAAGTTTTTTGATCCTGATTTTGGCGGTTCACTAACAGAGTTTCTATTTGAAAACTTTGATCCTATCGTAGAAGCTGAAATGAATCAGAGAATTGTTAACACACTTAGAAACTATGAACCAAGAGTAAAAGTTTTAAATATAGAAATCGAAGATTTATCTGAACGCAATGCATTACACTTAAGACTAGAAGTACAAATATTGTCACCAGAAAATTTAACTACAGACATAGAATTCATCATTGAGAGGCTCAGATAAATGACTGATACTAATCGACTTAAAGTTTCGGAAATGGACTTTGATACAATCAAAGCCGATCTAAAAACATTTATGACAGAACAAGATACCTTTCAAGATTATAACTTTGAAGGTTCTGCTCTTAGTTCGCTTCTTGATGTTATGGCATATGTTACACACTATAATGCAATTAATGCCAATTTTGCTATCAACGAAACATTTTTAGATTCTGCTAGATTGCGACCTTCTGTTGTATCGCATGCTAAGATGCTTGGATACACACCACGATCATCATATCCTGCTGTAGCATATATTGATGTAAAGGTAAATAATCCAACAGGCGTATTGTCAGATGATAGCACTTATCTTCCCTTGACTATGAATAAAGGTACAGTATTTACTTCTACTATTGACGGTGTATCATATAAGTTTGTTAACGATCAGACACTAACTACAACTATAGATGCAAATGGAGAATATATCTTCAGTAATGTAAGAATTCTTCAGGGTTCATATAAAAATACTGAATATGTATTTGATAGAGATTCAGCTGAAGCTTATTTAATACCTTTTAGTAATGCTGTTACATCTGAGCTTACTGTAAAGGTCCAAGCTTCGGACACGAATACTGCACAAGAAACATATGAATCTGTTGTCAATGTTACAGAAGTTACATCTACTTCAAAGGTATATTTTCTTGAGGAAAGTAGAACCGGTGTTTATGAAGTAAAATTTGGTGATGGTGTTCTTGGTCAAAGATTAGATAATGGTAATATCGTTCAGCTTGAAACTTTGGTAACTGATAATGATGCAGCCAATGGTGCTTCAGTATTTGCTTTATCTGGAACTATTCAGGGTAATACTGATGTAACACTTACTGTCAATCAAAAAGCACAAGGTGGATCTACAAAAGAAGATGTTGAGTCAATTAAATTTAATGCTCCATTATCATTTGTTTCTCAGAATCGTGCTGTTACTCCAGATGATTATAAAACAATTATTCAGAATAACTATGCTAACATCGATGCTATTACTGTCTGGGGTGGAGAAGACAATGATCCTCCAGATTATGGTAAAGTTTATATCTCTATTAAACCAAAAGATGCAGAAGTTGTAACAGAAGCTGATAAGACATTAATTATTTCTCAGTATTTAAAACCAAAGAATGTTGTTTCTATTACTCCAGAAATCGTTGATCCTAAGTATACTTACATTTATATGGATGTATTCTTTAAATATAATCCTAACGTTACCGCATTATCTGCTGATGCTCTTGAAGAACAAGCACGAGAAGTTATTCGTACATACAATAACGATCAGCTAAAACGATTTGACGGCGTGTTTAGATATTCAAACGTGATTAGTAAAATTGATGCATCGAGCGTTGCAATACTTAACTCTATTGTAAGGGTTAAAATGAAAAAGCGCATTATACCAATAACATCAGCCGAAACTAAATACGATGTTATATTCTCATCTCCAATATATAATACTCAATCAAATGAGCAAATTATAAAATCAACAGAGTTTGTACATAACGGAAATACTGGCTGTACGCTTCGTGATCGTGTTAATGACGAAGGTGAGCGTAGACTTCAAATTGTAAAGGGCAGTGGACTAACAGAAACTGTTATTGAAAATAATGCTGGTACAATTGATGTTACTTCTGGTAAGCTATCGTTTACAGCGAGTATTAGTTCATTTACAGGAACCTATATAGAAATTACTGCAGATCCGGATTCAAACGATCTTGCACCTAAACGTAATGAATTGCTAACTATTCTTGTTGACGATTGTGTAATTACAGGTGAAGTAGATACAATGATTACTGGTGGTACATCAGCTGGTGTTAACTATTCAACAACTTCAAGGCATGAATAATGGACGAACATTACGTCAATAATGACTCACATAAAGTCAGTATATCATCGCTGATTCCAGATTTAGTTCCGGAACATATTAATCAGACGTATCCTGATTTTATTGAGTTTTTAGAATTATTTAATGACTATCTAGTTTCAGAAAATCGTGCATCGCATTATGTAAACCGCATAGCAGATCAGCGGGATATCGATCTTGTTGAAGAACAGTTTTTAACAAACCTACAACAAGAGATTGGTATCTCTATACCTCGTTCTTTTGCCGCCGATCCTAGACTATTTTATACTAAGCTTGTTGATTTCTATCAGTCTCGTGGTACTCCAGATTCTATCGTATCATTTTTTAACCTGTTGTTTAATGACGAAGTAGAAATATATTTTCCAAAAGAAGATATGTTTATTCCGTCAGATAACCCATGGACAGATTTTGCAGATGATGTAAAAGCAAACCCTGGTAGCTATCAACCAACAAATACATTTACTGTCTCTGGAACAACATCAGAAGTATTTGGCCAGGATGATAATAACTTTTGGCTATTATATAACACGCCTATTGTGTTTGTAAATGGCGTACTTAATAATACGTGGAAGTCTAGTACATACTTTAGAACATACAGTGGTGACGATCCAGAAGATGAGGATAGTGTCACACAAACATTGGCGTATAAACTTACATTTACTCCTGCATTATCAGACGGAGATGTAGTTAAAGTATACCGTTCAGGTTCAGGATCAACTTCAAGGTCATTTGTATCTGATGATAAGAGAATTCAAGATTCGTTTAAGTATCAAAAGTTCTCATATATTCTTAAAACTGGTGCAAACATTGACCAGTGGAAAAACGCATTTAACCGGTTGGTACACCCAGCTGGATTTATTTTCTTTGGTGAGATTCTTCTCTTCATTGAGATACTTGAAAAAAGTCAAGCGGGCACTACCATGCCTTTCGATCAGCCTGGCTTACAACTTGGTGCTGGACTTCCAGTTCCAATTATTATACCTCCAGTAGAGATCAATGCTCAGGCAATTGCAACTCGTACTGGTCATGGTGTTGTCAGTTCAGATCTTGGTTATACTGCACGACAACAAAACAAAATAGGGCCGAAGCAATACTTAGAAGATTTAAAGTTCTTGTTACCTAATCCAAATTCGAACTTTGCGAATTACACCATTTCTGAGGCTATAAATAAAACAATAGATATAAACGCGACTGCGGAAATTACTATATCAGACATTTAATAGGAGTCAAAATCAATGGCCGCCATTGTAACCCAAAACTTTAGGCTAAGAGCTGCTAAGCAGTTTGTAGCTGACATTGAAGCGGCAGCGAACAATTATTATTTGTTTGTTGGCCGTTCATCAGCGTGGACGGATGACAGTACACCCGATGCGCCTTTCGACAACACATATTCTCATACTACTAATGTATGGCAAAATATGACATCGCTTAAGAAATTAGCTACTACCGATTTGCAGTTTGCTGCTCCTCGTTATCAGTGGATTTCTGGTACGACGTATGCAGAATATGATGACCGTGATGCTACACTAGAATCTAAGAAATTCTATGTAATTACAGATAACAATCATATCATGCTTTGCATTAAAGCTGGTCCTGGTGCATCAACTACTAACCCAGATAATACAGGTGTTACTGTTGCTGGAGTTATTGATAATACTGCATCTGATGGTTATATTTGGAAATACTTGTACACACTATCAACAACAGCTGCAAATAAATTCTTAACATCAGCATTTATTCCTACCGAGGATATTGCTTCTGATCCTGGTGCTGCTTCAGCTCAGGCCCTTCAAGATCAATGGGCTGTAAAACAAGCTGCAATTGATGGTGCAATTTATAATATTAAAATTACTGCAGGCGGTACGGGCTACGCTGCTTCTGATAACTTTACTGTTACTATTAATG